TGGCTAAGTCCTACATCTATTGGTGCACTGTCTAACAACTGCTGTGTAGTAGTACGGAAGAAGTTATAGTACTCATCAGCTTCAGAGAAGATAACATTACTATCTGTAAGTATACCTAAGCGGTTCTTAAAGAAGAAGATGTCTCGTATTGTACGACCTACGAAAGATGGGAATGGATTACTGCTGTCGTCACCTGCTCCTCTTGCACTCCACCCTCGTTTTATATCCTTTTCATTTGGACCGTAGTAAAATGTATCCAACCTCCAAGGTAAAAAACCTTGTGATATACTAGCTACCTCTGTCCAATAGTCCGTCCAATCAGCTCCCGTACCAGGTTCATTAGTTGAAGATGCTCGGTGATCTTTTTGTAATGCGTAATAATTTGAACCATTCTTTACAATTAGCGTATCGTTTGCCGTCTGTAATCTAAAGTCTGTAATAGTAGTATCATTGAAGTAAGGCACTAAAGTAATAGGCATAGTATCAGCTTTTAATTGAGTGTCTATACTCTCCATCAAAGCACCTGGAGATTCATCTTGATAATAACCAACAGTCTCTACCCAGCTGCCTTCTCCAAAGTCTTCCTTCTCTTTAGTACTAAATCTTACATAATAGTCGTCTTGGTCGATGTCAGCATCTCCTTTGATCTTAACTGTAAAACCGTCAAAACATTTAGATGGCAGGTCAGTAATACTGTTTACTTCTCTGTATACAACACCTAGTGCCTGATCTCCTAAACCGTCTTCTACTCGTATCTTAAAAGGACCGTCATTACTTGTTATTTTTATTATCGAGCCTTTTTGTTCAACAGAAAATGCAGAACGAGTAGAAAAACCTTCAGTGATTACTTGACCGCTCCCGAAATCGCCATAAGGTACTGCAAATTTAGCAGGACCGCCAGACCAAGAAACAAATCCAGGGCAGTTATATAGTACTGAATATGTTTGTATAAAAGTTCCGGCAGTATTAAAACCACTACCTGACCTCACTACTGAATAACCTGTTATAACTCCTTTAGTCACAGCTAAGTCAAACAATGCACTTGTAGCACCTGCTTGGCTAATTTCCAACTGCACTTTATATCGGCATCTCCGTCCAGGAATCCCACCCCAACCACTACTACCTCCACTTAACCAACCGCTACCTCCATTTGATATAGTAAGACTAGTTATACCATTTGAAGGTCCGACAGCTGCCGATATACAAGCTTCTAAGTCTTCTGCTATAATTGCTGTATCTGCGTGTAATCCTGTACTACTCGTACCACTCTCGTATGTATAGTTAGCACTAGGAGATTTGTTACTGTGTAACCCAGAGGTGTGTGGCACTACTTTATCGTCTATTATTACACTGTAATTCTTTTCGTAGTCCCCAAGTTTAACAACAACAAGAGCTTCATCAGGTGGTACTTGGGACTTCTGCTCGTCAACAGTTGACTTCTCTATAACTCTGTTCCTGTTAACAAGAAATGTATAGTCTGCTACTGTGAGTGCTCGTAGGTCTGCTAATGGATTTTGTACCGCTCCAAGAGATGCTTGACCTCCTAGACTAAGATAACTACCAGCAATAGATGTTACAGCTACTGATACATTAGTACCGCTATCTAAATTAATAACACCTACTCCACCAAGCGATACAGCTACACAGTACTTGTTCTGTTCTGATCGTTTAACAAAGTGAGTGAATAGCTTGTCTGAACCAGTACTGCTACTATCTATCTTTGTTGTGTAGTTAGTAGGTGGTCGTTTTACCAATCCTTCTACAACAGTAGCCCAAGCATTGATTTGTTCGTCGCATTGACCAGGGAACCTGAGATTGTCAGGCTGCTGCGATACGCCCTGTGCTAGGTTAGGTACACTGTTTACTAACAGAGGCATCGCTTATCTATCTAATACTCTTAGTACGCTGTAGTGGTCAAAGATAGTTCTGTCTGCATTCTCAGAGTCACTATCGATAGCACGGGCTTTAGCTTCTATCTCGTCCCTCAAAGCAAACCCTTCGATCTCTCTACTACCTAAGAATCTATTAGCAAAGATACGAGCTGCTTTAACTGTGATGTAGTGTCTGAATTGCTCAGGCATATCTGTGAAGTCTAACTCAAAAGTAATGGAGGCTTTAACCTCCTTAGTCCAGACATCCGTGTGATTCTTTCTATCGTATAGAGTAAGTCCACGCTGTACTGGATCACTGTCTGTATAAAGTTGTGGGTCTAAGTCTACCTTAAGTGTGTTACTAGGTAATGTAATCTTAGATGTGGTAGCGTCAGGAGTCAGGGTGTATTCATGTTCTGTATTGAAGTGCCAACCCTCTGACTGTATAGCTTTACTGGTTTCGTCCAGCACTGCTTCCGCTTGTACGACTGTTACTGGAACTGCTGTCCCTCCTAATGTATTTACTGGTGCTTCTCCAATAACGGAGATCATCGTGTTTACTGCATTTAGTTTAGTCGTAAGTGCCATAGCTATATAAAAAATTAATCCCAGTGGAGGGAGCGGAACGAATCACAGACCTCCCAACACCGAGAGAAAACAGGGTTATGCTACTAATTCGATAGCACACTCAGGACGGAGAACTCCGTGACCCATAGCGTACTTAGCAACAAATAGCGTACCTTGACGCTCGATCTGATACTCGGATTCGGTAGCAAGATCAAGCAACTTAACGGTTCCGATAGCAGCTGAGTGCGAAACGATACCGATGCTGTTACGGAAGTCTCCGTTGTATCCAACACCGTTAGTACCAAACACATCGTTGTTCGAAGCTCCGTCTCCAGTAGAAACAGCACTAAGATCAGTTGATGGGATGTGGTTAGATTTGTAGATGCTGATACCAGCGATTTGTGGGATCGATCCAGTAGCTAATCCACCTTGACCTCCGATGTCCGCGTTAACTGCGGAAGTAAGGGAGAAGCTGTTGGAAGCGTCAGCACCAGTGATCAACTTGTAGTAATCGGCTGGGCGAAGAACGCAGAAACGACCGTCGCTAGGAACATCGTTTTCGTCAAGCTTTTGAGCAGCGGTGAAGAATGCAGCAACAAGATCAGCACCAGTGATAGCAGCAGGTGTACCTGGAGTATCAGCAGCAGAGAAATCGTTGTTAGCAACATCAAGCTGTCCAGCAGTCTTACCGCCAGTGATAACAGCAGATGAACGAGCAGCAGCGATGAACACTTTAGCAATAGCTGTGTCAAAACGAACTGCAAGAGCTTTACCTAACTCGTTAGCGTATACTGAACGAATGTCGTAATGATTCTTTACATCGTCAATGTTTGACAAGAAAGTAGAAGCCAACAACATCTTATCGATGGTGATGATTTGTTCTGCCTTCTTGATGTCGCTGAGGTAGCTGTTTCCAGCGTCAGCAATGTTTTCACCAGGAGTGTGGTAAGAAGCAGAAGCAATTCCGGTTACTGGGAACTGAGCTGACTTTCCAGACTCAATGGTACGAATGGTGTGTAGAGGCTTAAATACATTGCTCTCCTCAAAGGTTTGCAGAATCTCTCCGCTGAACTTTTTAAGGAACAAGGCATCTGTATCGCCAGCAGAATTAATCTGACCTACACGACTGGGGGAGGTATCTCCGTTTGCCATAATATATGATCTCCTATGTTATAAGTTATTGAATATGTGATGATTACCGGTGACTTTCACATCTTTCGTCTTCACAGGATTGTCCTCCGCAGAGGGTCGAGGGACTAGTTGTTGCTAGTTGTCGATTAAATTTAAATATAAGTAAAAGGGAAAAATGCTTGACTGTCAACCTCTTCGACCACTTGGACCAAAGTAGAAACCCAGGATACAAGGCAATATTACTGTGCATCCCATAAGGCTGATGTGTCCAGAAGAGATCGATATGGGTTCTTGATTAGCTTGAAAGCTGATGAGTCCGAAGAAGAACTCGTTGACTCCCTCTCCGTCTGCGTTGGTAAGGGTGACGATTTCTGCGGAGGGGAAGAGGGTACAAAGGATGATACACGCACAGAGCGTAGACACCCCGATAACAGCAAGAATACGACGAGTAAAAGAAACAAACTCCCCAGTACCGCTTTTAGCGATTTCAGCTTGTAGTCGAAGGAAATTATCGCTCGCACGAGCCTCCCTCGCCATTTCAAGATCGTGCTTTTGTTGCTTAGCTTCAAACACATATCCAAATACCCCTTTAAGAATCGCCCCCATAGCAGTGCTACCACCGCCCGTGATAAATAACATAAGTAACTCGCCCATCTTTTCACCGTGCTCCGTATCTAACTGCTTCTAATAATTCATCATGTTTGCCTATTTGTTTCTCAAGGAACATCAGACGCATGTTTTGCTCAGCATCATCCGGTAAAGCACCTAACTCACCTCTAGGCCACTTCACCCTAAACTCTGCATTAAGTTCTACATCGTGTTTCAGTCTCATAATCTCTAAGTCTAAAGCATTTAACTTATTCCATATAACACTGTATCCCCAAACCACGCTACCTACTATAGCTATTACTTTAGCTACGAATGCAAGGTTAGCTTTGACCTGCGTACTTTCACCTAGTTCTGTTGCCATGTCTTTTAACATAAACAAAAACCCCTACCTAGGCGAAACAAAATGCGAAACAAAAACCTAGATAGGGGCTTAGAGAATAATGAACTACTACTATGAACCTAAATATTACTGACTGCTAGTCGTCTGTCAATCTCTTCGTGATATGCTTTGTCACCACTTCTGTATCGTGGATCAGATTGTGCTCGTGCTAACTCCTGCATACTTTTAAATGGCATGGTAGATAAACCAGCAGCATTGCCTTGTGTTAACTTAGGTGTACTGCCTGTAGCATTCTGATACCTGGCGTACAATCCTTGCACTGCTAACTTAGCTTGTTGAACTGTACCACCTGTGACCGCCTCATCAAAAGCATCGATTTCTTCTTGTGGTAAATTCTCATTCGCCCACTCTGCCATCGCATCGTATTGACCGTTCGCAACGCTTTGTATTTGTGATTCTTCAGACTGTAACAATGCTTGCTGACCAGCTGCGTAGCTGTCAACTAAATCTCTAGGTAATCCAGCTTTCTCTAAAGCGTTATAAGTTTCCTCACTAAGTTTACCGTCGTTTTCAAAGAACTCTTTACTCGCTTCCGCAACTGCTTGGTATGCTTCACTAGTGTTCTCTTCAGTTTGTTCTTCTTGGTTCTCAACTTCCGCTTCACTTTGTTCAGCTTCTGCTTGCTCTTCTTTAGGAGCTTGTCCAAGTTTCTTCTCCAGCTCGGAGTACGCTTGTGCCATGTCTTCCGCACTCTTGAACTTCTCTGGGAGCCATTGCGGACGGTCGTTCTCTTCTTGCGGTAGTTCCTCGGTTTGCTCGACGGCTTCCGCTGGTTTCTCTTCGGGTTCGATTTCGCTTGGTGCTTTCTCATTTATTTCTACTCGGTGTAATTCAGCCATTTGTTATTCCTCTTGAGGTGTTTCTTGTTGTGCCATGTACTGCTCCTGTGCTGCGTTGATAGCTGGTGCTACTGCGGGTGCTCCGAGTTTCTGAGCCATCTCCATCATCTGTTGCTGTTGCATAGCTTGTTGAATTTCTTCTTCTGTCTTGATAAGACCTTCAGTCTCAATACCAAGAGCAGTAGCACGACGCTTGAAGTAGTCAGATACATTTAAGTATTGAGTAACTGCTTGTGGTCCTACTACTTGGTTAGCACCTGCTAAGAACATATCTAATCTGTTAAGATCATTACCACGACCTAGTGCTTCAACACCGGTAACAATAGTAGGCTTAACAATATCCTTAGGTATCTTAGGTAGACGCTTGTTCTTAGACATCTTGTCCATCAAACGACTGACGATAGGTAGCTGTAGCTCTTGAGATAACAGAGAGTAGAGACCACCGAGGGCAGCTTCAAGTTCTTGACTTAACATGCGTATCTCCTCGGCAGTCACTCTCTCGGCATCCCTAACAACCCCACTTGTCAGAAGAAATGCTTGGCTGAGACGATCTGTTATACCATTCATTGTGGCTTGTGCAGTCCTAAAGTCGTTGAACTTATTCAACTGCAATACAGATACATCTCCTTCACTGCCTTGTACAATCGCACCGTTAGGAGCTTCAGCTAATGTCCGTGCTCTTGTTGTACCGTTAGGATTAACCATGAACAATACTTTAGCTGCTGCTGCACTACCTTCTACGATTGCTTTAGTCAGTGCTTCTAAACTCTTTAAGTCTCCGATATACTCTTCAACAAATCCCCTGCCATAGTCCTCTCCATCAATCTGGGTGTAGCGTAACGGGAGCCACGGGGACTTGTCGATAGGATACTCACCCATACTTTCTTCGATGAGCATACCTTTGACATCCTGGTAGACTTTGTACTTATCTCCTTCTCTGACGATTGCGGTGTAGAGGTCACAACTGTTCTCCTTTTCTTGACGATATACTTCTTCTCTTACAGATTCAGGAAGCATCATAGGAGCTACAGTTTCTTTAACTGCTATGTGTGTTACATTACCCATTGGGTCTCTCTTGACTACATAACGATCAAGCTTGAACACACGCATACCCCCTTCGTCCGGTAAGTACAATAAACTGTTACCAGTAATAAGTAAGTTCTTTAGTGCTTGGAATATACCGTTCCTAAAGTTCTGTACTTCTACTTCCTGTGATACACTACGCTCTACATCAGCTAATGCTTTCTCTAAGTCTGTGCGTAACTGCTCACCACCCTCTGGTCCTAAGTCTTCCTTCGCTTTATCTAACTCATATCGATCTATAACAAGACGAAAGAACGGAGCGTTAGGTGGTAACAGTGCTAACAATAATTTACTACTTAGATTAAGTACACCTCTAGCTCCTATACCTTGGTACGGTGTGTAGTACTTAGTAGCGTAGTTGTGTCCGTCTGGTGGTAGTACATAAGGAAGTGTTAACTCAGAAGATGTACGACCTCTGTCTAAGAATGACCACCGCTGGTTCTCCAACGAGTGATATAACCCTTGGGCTGTCTCGTGCATTATTAAACAGGAGCTTCTTCAGGTGTAGTCCACTCCGAAGTATTTAAGACATCTATTATCTCTGACCAAGTGTACTGAGTTTCACCTATTAAAAAGCTAGGAGCGTCTCCTTCAAACTTAACAACAGCTTTACTCCCATCTACTGAGTATCTAAGATCGTCAGCGGATTGTTCAATCACTTGATTAAAATCTACTCCACTAACTTCCGAAGTGTTTATTATTACATACTTTCTCATAATACATTAAGGAGCGTCAGAAGCAAAAGAAGCACCAGATAAGGTCAAACCTAAAGTAGTGGAAGCACCGCCTTGATCGGTAACACTAGTACCAGTACCACCTTCAAAGTCTCCCATTCTCCACCAATGCTCAGGACCAAAGGTACTTAAATCACCAGCTGTTCCGTTAGTTCCTCCACTACCTCCGTCGTCTTCTCCTTTGTAAATATTGGTAGCTTGTCCCGCACTAAGTATAGATGTGTAGTGAGATATTTCGTCTAGATTGCCAGGGAAATAAACACTACCATATCTACCTATGTATTGGAATGAGTAGGTTCCTTGAGCACCTAATGAAGTATTAACTGATAAAGCACTACCGTCTAAATACATATTTACAGAACCTGCACCGTTGTCAGTAACGACCAGATTATGCCAATTCGTTGTACCCGGCAAAGCACCTAATGCGTAATTCGACCCCGAACCTCCAGGACCAGATTGATAGATGTAACCATTAGAGGGATTAAGACCTATATAATTAGAAGTACCACCCACTAAAGGAATTATAGCACTAGGTGTTGAAGAGAACTTATACCAGAAACTCCACGATCTATTAGTTGATGTGAAACTTGTTTGAGTAAATGAAGCAAAATCGCTCACACCATCTAAACTAATGCTGTAAGTATTACCACTCCAAGCTGCTGGGTCTGTCTGTAAACCAATACTATCTAATACATAAGCGTTAGTTGCGTAGTTAATTACATCTACTACTTGGTATTGATTTGATGTGTAAGCTTTACCACCAATCAAAGATAAAGTTGTTCCTGATCCTGCTACTACACCAACAATACCTGCACCGCCTTGTACTAACTTACAACTAAAACCAGCAGTGAGTGTAGATGGAATCGTGACTGTTATCGTAGCTGCATTAGTACACACTATAACCTTACCGTTATCGCTATCACTAAGTGTGCGGGATGTTGTAGTCTCAGATACTGTACTGTAGAAAGCGGGACCAAAGTTAGCTATGTCTGCTGTCTGTACAGGAGCCTGTGCCATTAAGTTGGAAACCGTTATCTTCTTTGTTGTGGGTGTTCCTGTTGTGTCGTCTACTATCGGTAACACATCAGCAGCAGCAGCTGTCGTGAGTTCCGTTAAGTCTGCAAATATCTTTTTATTAGCCATGAGTATTATGCTGGTTCAAATGCGATTGGTTCTTCTAAGGGTTCTGTTACTAGTGTGTCTCCAAGTGGTTCCGTCAGTAAAGCTCCGTCCACTCCAATTACTTGAGGTACATCAAATCCGTACAACTCCTCGAAAGCGGGTCGAATAAATACATCAGGAAGTCCTTCTACATTACTAGGTTTTACTAACCCTGACGGATATACAACAAGAGACATTATAGTGAGTCAACAGTTCCGGTAGCAAATAAGCTGTGGGTTCCTGCTGTGTAAGCACTTACATTACCTCTTAGCTTTTCGTAGTGTCCGTGGTCATCTCGTACCATAACCGATCCTTCGGCTGATACGGATTGACTGTGTACTACATGCCAAGAACCTCCAATGTAAGCTTCTATATCTACGGTTGCAGCTCCAGCGGACTCAGTGGCTATGACAAATGTCCAACCCTTAGAACGCTCAACTGAGAATGAACTACCCGCTCCTGAAGCTGAAACAGATGAGAGTAGAGTCTTTTTATCAAGTGTGCGAAGGCTCATAATTTATATATTTATATTTGTTATTGTGAAAGTTGTACTCCTACATTCCCTCTACCACCCATACCTACAGATGGACGACGAACTGCTGTGACTTGTTGTGTGCCTCGACGACGCTTAGTTGCTTGTGTAGCTGCTCGCTGAGTAGGTGCTTTCTTAGCCATTGCTAACGGAGGTGGTGGTGGTGCAGGAGGAGGAGGTGGTGGTGGTATCTCCGGCATAGCGGGCATCTTAGGTTGTGAGAAACACATAGCTATTCTAAGTCTTTGGTTATTATATTGTCCTGTAACTGTTGGTCGTAAGTCTGTTGTAGGTAATTAATTACACTACGCTGTCCTACTTTATACCATATATCTCTATCAGAGTCTGTCAAGAGGGGACATTTATCCGGGAACAGTTTGTCAAGTTTATTGATAAGCTCTTGTGACAGAGCGGGTAATACTATTTCTTCGTTCATGTTAGTTTTAACTCTAATTGTTCTGGTGTCATCCATGTTGATGCACTCTGTTCATTTTCTACACGGTCTGCAATAACTACAGCTCGTTGTCCTCTAGATGGTGGTGGATACATACCGAATCTTTCTACTAACAAACCGTTGCGTTCAGCATTAGTAGAGTCAGCACTCTTCAAAGGCAAGCGTGTAAAGACTTTTGGATTTAACATTCTTAATCCGTGCATCCTTACCTTCGCTTTACCGTTGTTGTCAGTAGCTACATCCATGATCTCGTTCATCCGTCTCCACCATATCTTACTGTTAGGTTGTGAATACTCACCACTCGATCCTAGGCAAATGTAATCATAGTTATCGATCAACCGTTCTAACCGTTCCATTGATTCATGCATGTGGTACACTGGTACTCCTATATGTTTAGGTAGCGTCCACTCCTCTAGCAACGCATCGTTCTGTTCCTCTGTTCCGTCAATAACATCCGGCATCACTGCCCAATCAAAAGCTGGGTGCTGCATCCATTCCTTTACGAACTCAGTGAACCCAGTCATATCAAAACTCTTACCTTGTTTCCAAGCTGTAAACGCCCCGTTGTCTAAACTGAATGAGGCACACACCGAAGCAAATAACGGTAGTTTGTGCGGAGCTGCGTAACTTACGAAACAATGACGACCCTTTGATAACGACACCATGTCTAAGTTAGTACCCGCTCCTGACATTCCGTGATAGTGTATCATAGCGATAGTCCAGGATCTTGCTGTGGCAATTCAAATTTATCTAAAGCCTCTTCTAATGTAGGAAATACATGATTTGCATGATAACGAATCCAAGGAGAATGACTCGTAGTTACAGCGATGATTTGTTTTTGTAGTGACCAAGCAAACATAATCTCCATTGCCGTACCGTAACTAGGAAAGTCGCATTTAGCTAGAATCGTATCACATGTCATTATCCAAGTTTTATCTCGTTTAACTATAGTCCCTGGATTAATCATGTTCTGCTCGTATCCTCGGTAATCAACATCCGTAGGAGCGATGGACATTATGTTCTTTTTACGAAGAATCTTTTGAGCGGCTTTACGCCATCTAATACAAGTGTCGTCTTGCTCGTAGATCGGCCCAGCTAAATAGATTAATCTCGCTTCAATCATTACTAACCTCCGCACACATACCTACCTTACATACCCTCACTGATTCTAGTTTGATATGATTAGGGAATCGATTCTCAGATAACCTCTGGAAGATATGTTTAGCTATAGCTTCAGCTGTCGTCTGCTCCATAAATTCGTTAAGGTACGAGTGGTCAAGGTATCCAATAATATGTTTACACTTCTTCTGAAACTCACCCTGTTCCATTAACCAACCATATCGAGGGTCAGGTTCACCGCTGATAGTTACGAATACTTCATGGGAATGCCCGTGTATTGTTGCGTTCTCTTTACCTATCCCATCTATTCTATGGGCTGCTTCAAATGTGAATCTCTCTTGTACTTTTGTTTTCATTATTGTTCATCTCTATAACTTATATCTGATAGTTCTTGTGGCAGCTTTCCTTCTTTAATCTTTTGCTCAGTCCATATCCAAGCTGACGCATTCCACAGTATAGCACCCGCATGGTCTTCAGAGTCGTCCCCCTCAGCCAGCCCCAACAAATGTCTAAACATCGAGTCATATAATCTACTTAATGGGAATCCTTGTTTCCAGTTGTTGTCTCCGTAAAGCTTCCCGCCAGCTTCAAATCTTTTGGCGAGACTGCGTAAGGCGACCGGAGGTATAAGGCTGGGTCGTCCCCGTCCATTGTCCCCGTCACGCTTAGCCCCTGTGGAGAAATCTTTAGTATATCCTTGGTTTGGTAATTGTTCGGTGTCCATAGTTTCTTTATTGTATTAGTTCTAAAACAGTAGTTCTCACTGCGTAACAGTCGTGCCATCCATGCATTCATTAAAGCGTCTTGTTCTGTGAGTCCAGCATCTTCGTAGCACTTTGTTACAGTCTCCCATGTGTATCCTTCTTTATCTAGTAGTCGTTTAGCAGTAACAGCTCCTACCTTCGGTACACCACTGTATCCATCTGTTGCATCTCCGGTCAGAGTTTGTATGAGGTGGAAGTTATCTGCTTCTTCTACTGATGGTTGGTGGTACTCTCCTTTGTTATAATCGAAGAAGATACCTGGTACACTCTTGAAGTCCTTGTCTATACTAACGATGATCGTCTCTTCATCCATTGCTCGGTCAGTAGCTAAGATAGATATAACATCATCTGCTTCTAGATTAGCCCATAGCTGTCCGTCGAGTTCATCAATGATCCACTGCTTTACTTGTTTAAGTATTATAGGCAGTCGAGACTTAGCACGGTTTGCTTTGTAGTCAGGGTACAGTTTGCGTCGGAAGTTAGCACGATCTGATAGACACATGACTACTTTGTTTGTCTTTAGTGTGTCCTTGAACTCTTCGACTCTGTTAATAACACGAGCTTTAGCCAGTGCCATGTCAGCGTGTACAGTCCACAGTTCTTCCTTCCATTGTATAGGTTCTTCTGCGATAACAGATGCTTCAAATGCTAACACATCTGCGTCTATTAATAGTGTAGTTTTACTCATAGTATACGCTCCAATTGTTTTGATATTTCTTGTATTTGCTTTTGCTTGTGTGGTCTGGGAATAATTTAATGTTCATTCCTGTAACTACTTCTCTTGGTATCATCCACCATTCTTGTAGCGGTATAATATATATAGCTACCACATCTACCTTATGGGATATATGCGATTTCATTGTGCATCCTGAATTTGTATTACAAGTGTAAGCCGTACCGTTTCTAACGGATGTACTCTTTACTTGTACTTTCAAATCACCTGCTGGACAAGTCACAATATAATCCCAAGGCATAGGTGTCGTTGGTGTGTGTGGTTCAAAGTCCCGTTCTAAACATTCTGTTATGAAGCGAGCCTCTGCTATAGCTCCTATCCTTTGTGCGTTTGATGATGGCATGGTAAGGTCTTGTGTATCATAGAGGTATGCAAGCGTAGTGTACATGTCGTATTGTACTTCGTCCATATCAATGAGTCTCTGCCCAGCTGTCCCCTACTTTGTACTCACCATCTAACTGTACATTCAGCTTTAGTTCTTTACCAGCTACTTGAATAGCTTGAACTGCTAGTTGTCCGAATGCTTCTGCTTTATCTGGTACAACTTCTGCCTGGAACTCGTCGTGGATATTTGCGACAAATGCGTACTCTCTACCGTGCTGCCATCTATGTTTACCGAGTGCGTGGAACAGTTGGATAAGTGCTACCTTCATACACACCGCTCCGGCTGATTGTAACAACATGTTCAGTGCTGCGTGACTACTGCGTATGCGTAACACTCGACCGTCTAACCCCATCAGTGTACCACCGTGTTCTACTTTTCTTTGGATGTCTTGTTGTAGTCTCTTCAGTGCTGGTAGGTTAGATAAGAACTCACGCTTTAACATCTGTCCGTCTCTAGCTGTACCTCCTACGATGTCTCCAATCTTTGCATCACCTGCTCCGTAAAGGAAAGCATAGATGAATGTCTTAGCTTGGTCTCGTGTCTCCAGTCCAGCAGCTTGTTGATTAGCCGTGTGTATATCTCCTTCTGTTACGATCTTTCCGTACTCTCCTCCGTCGTAGAATGCTAAGTAATGTGCTAACATCCGTAGCTCCAACCCACTAGCATCACATCCCACTAACTTCTTACCACTACCCGCACCGAACAATCCTCGACACTCTTCACCGTATGGTACACGACAAGCAGGAACCTGTGCTACATTTGGATTACTGTGTGTACACCGCCCAGTCACTGCACCATTTGTATTCACCGCTCCGTGTATCCTTCCCTTCTTAGCCAGCTTCAACCACGCTTGTTCCCCTTCTGCTAACTGACCAAGTCTTTTTTGTACCAATAGATAGTCTAACAACTTCTGTGCTATTGGATGATCGATCTTCTTTAGTACTCCTTCATCTACTTTAGGTGTGGTAGCATCTGGTTCCTTTGGTAGATCGTATCCTAGGTCAGATAAAGCTTTCGCTATTTGTTGTCTACTACCAGGGTTAAACAGTGTAGTCTTCTTCTTGTTACCCATCTTCACTGCTTTGTTAGCTAGTGTTTGTTTCAGTCCTGCCTCTTTCAATACTAACTTTAGCTTCACTTTAGTAGGAGCTGAATATCCATCTACCTCCCAACCAGCTGGACTCTTCATCTCTTCCACCTTTGGTGCTACCATCTGTTGCAACTCGTCTTTCAACTCAGCACGAATAGATGTAAGCTTGGCTGTCAGTCTATCTGCTTTATCAAGATCAAAGCTGAAGCCGTGTCGCTCCTGTTGGCTAATGATAAATGCAAACCAGTGTTCGATAGCTATCATCTGCTTGCTTGGCTCTTGCTTGATTAGATAATCGTACAACAACTGTGTAACTATACAGTCACGCTCACAGTACTTCCGCATCTCATCGTTGTAGTTATCGAATGCACCATCCTCTTCTCCGTATGTCAGCTTCGTAGCTTTATTCATCCGGTGTCCCCAAGCTTTCAGTGAGTGACTACCTACAAGTTTAGGATCGAAGTTGTTCCGACCGAAGTCCTCGTTGCGTAGGTCAGAGAAGATACAACGACTCATCACCAGTGTATCTACTACTTTAACCAGAGGTGGAGAGAATCCGTACAGCTTCTTCAAAGCAGGTATATCAAACTTAATAACATTGTGTCCGACGATACGGTCTGCTTCTGCTAGTGCTGT